TGAGCGGGAAGCTAAGTTCTCCGGCACTCATGCGCCTAACCTATTTTTTGTCCTAGATGAAGCTGATGCTATTCCTGATGAGGTATTCAGGGCAATAGAATCCTGTATGAGTGGTGGGTTCTGCCGGATGCTAATAATGTTCAACCCAAAGAGGCGTTCCGGGGCAGTCTACCGCATGATACAAGAGGGGAAGTGCGCTGTTGTCTCGATGAGTGCATTCAATCATCCTAATGTCATCACTGGGCGGAACATTATAGACGGGGCCGTAACTAGGGATCAGACTGTAAAGAGAATCAACGAGTGGACTGAGCCTATTGATGAAGATGATACGGTGGATTCCTCCTGCTTTGAGGTTCCGGGGTTTCTAGTAGGGGCTACTACCTATAATGATGCTAGGTTGAAGTATGCTCCTTTACCTCCCGGAATGAGGAAAATAAAAAGGCATCATCCAGAATTCAGCTATATGGTTCTCGGTCAGTATCCTAACCAGTCTAGTCACCAGCTGATTAGTGTGGATTGGATAGATGCTGCTAGGACTAGATGGGATGCTTACGTTGCTGCTAATGGTAGGAAGCCTCCAGTAGGCGTGAATCCTTCTATGGGTCTTGATGCAGCGGATCTCGGTGAAGACTTCAACACTCTATGTATCCGGTACGGGGGTTTTGTCTCTGATATTAAGAGATGGAGCGGTATGGACATACACCAGTCGGCAAAAAAAGCCTCTCTTTTTTATCACGAAATAGGTGGAGTGGTGTGTAATGTTGATGCTACCGGGGTAGGAGCCGGTATTGCTCCTAATATGAACAATACATACCGTCTTTTATGCAAGTCCTGTGGGCACGTAGAGCTTGAGCCGGACAAGGACAGCAAAGATAAATATGAGAAGTATTGCCAAAAGTGCGATAAAGATAAAAAAGGCCCGTTTATGGAGGTCATATTCTGTAATGCTAAGCGTATAATGGTCTCTTCTTCCCCTACGGAACGGACAGAGATGGGTGAATTCACACACCTAAGAGACCAGATATGGTGGGCAGTAAGGGAGTGGCTAAGAACCGATCTAGGTGCGATGCTGCCGCCGAATAAAAATTTAGTTGAAGAACTCACAATTCCAGAGTATGACATAAAGAACGGCAAGATAAAGGTCATGGAGAAGCACGATATGAGAAAGCAGCTTGGGCGAAGCCCAGATGATGCTGATGCTTTATGCCTCACTTTCATAAAGGGTGAGCAAAGACCGAGGGCTAGACTCATATGAGACTACTTGGATTTGAAATAAAGAGGTCTAAAGGTGTTGGGCGCAATAAATTGGTGTCTAATCTCCTATGGCCTTGGATGTATGGTAATGAAATAGGCCCTGATAGCGACTTTTCTTCCCTACTGAAAGCCTATAGGGGGTGGGTCTATACAGCATCATCTAAAAATTCAACAGCAGTAGCCTCCACCCCCTTAAGGCTTTATGCTGGAAAGCCTGGTTACACCCCTATAAAGAGCCATCCAACACATAAAATATCAAGAGAAACCAAAGAATACATAGTAAACAGCCCAACTTTATCCACTCTCCCCCAAGTAAAGAAAGCCGCAGAGATAGTAGAGGTCGAGGATCACGTCCTTCTAGACCTTTTTAGGGAAGTCAACCCATTTATGAACCATTTTTACCTATTCGAGCTTACCAGTTTGTATCAGGAACTGTGCGGTAACGCCTATTGGTTTGTTTTGAGGGATAAATTAGGTGTCCCTAGGGAGATATGGCCTATACCTCCGGGGAATTTAAAGGTCATACCTGATAAAACTGAATTTATACGTGGATATAGATTCACTAGGGGATTCGATACGGTGGATTTTGGAATAAATGAGATAGTCCACTTTAAATTCCCCTCCCCGATAAATCTTTATTACGGCAGTAGTCCTCTGGTTGCCGTGTCTGATTCATATAACATAAGTCAGGCGATGAATAAGTACGAACAAGCTGTTTTCGCCAATATGGGAAGGTTAGAAGGTGCGTTTGAGACTGAGAATGAGCTTAGTCAATATGAATTTGACCGCCTTAAGGAGGAAATAAAGCAGACATTTAGGGGGATAGACAATGTTGGGAAGTCTCCCCTCCTTGAAAAGGGCGTAAAATACAAAAGTTACGGTACTACACCAAGGGAACTCAATTATCTCGCCGGAAGATCGAAAATAAAAGAAGAGATAATTAATGCTTATGGTCAATCTCTCGGATTATGGGATAAGGATGCTACTAGAGCGAATGCTACTGTTGCTAATGAGAATTTTATGAGAGACGCAATAAGACCTAGGCTTAGAAGGCAGGAACAGAAGATCAACGAGCAGCTTACCCCTATGTTCGACAGTAAGCTTTTTGTTGCTTATGATGACCCTGTTCCTGTCGATCAGGAAATAAGGCTGCGGCAGCTTGAGACTAGACTTAAAACCGGGTATAGCAGCGTGAATATTGAGAGGGAGATTGATCGTGAGCCTTCTGTCCCTTGGGGTGATATCCCAATAATGAACCAAAACATGATACCTCTAGGCTCCAATATCAGCGATGATAACGGGGGAGGAGGGGATGAGCCTGATGATGATGACGAGGAGATGTCTGATATACTTAGAGAGGGAATAGGCTCTATTTCAGATGAACTCGTCAGTCGGATGGTGGACAAACTTATGGCCGCTGGGAGGTAGAGATGGACCTTATTACAAAGAGGATGTCATTAAATGATGTTGGGCTGCCAAGTTGGGTAAAAGGTGTTCTTGGCAACCATAATCTAGACAAGGGCAGCGCTCAGCTGATAAGGAAGGGAGTTGTGCCTTCCGATATGAAATTCAAAGAGAGCGAAAGATCATCTGTCGATTACATAACCACTAAATCCGTCGATAGAGATGGGGAGATAGTTGTTCCTAGCGGAGCTATGCTAGACCATTACCGTAAGCACCCAGTGGTGCTATGGGCACATGATTATAAGCAGATGCCAGTAGGGAAGTCTCTGTGGATAAAGGCTGATGAGAATGGCCTTATATCCAAGACCCAGTACTCCTCCAAGGGAAGGGGTGCGGAGGTGTTTGAGTATCGGAAAGAGGGCTTCCCGATGGCTAAGAGCATAGGGTTTATCCCAATTGATTTCGTTGAGGAGAGGGATTTTGATTCTATTGATCTTAAGTCAATTGGTCTAGTTGAGGAGGATCTTCGAGGGGCTTCTAGGGTCTATACTAAGTGGCTTATGCTTGAGTATAGTGATGTCCCGGTTCCTTCTAACCCAGATGCTCTACAGCTGGCGATTGCTAAGGGAATATTGACGATGGAAGAGGCGAAGCAAGCCTCCATTGAGAATAACGCTTATGTTATTGATTTGACTGAAGATAAAGAATTGGTTATTGAGATAATAGGCGATTCTGATAATAAAGATGCTGTCAATGAGGGAGATGATTCTGCTGGAGGAGTTCTGATAGAGGAAGAGAATTTATCTTCTGAACTAGTCAATAAGCCTGAGACAACCGATAATTACCATCATATCCCGATAAGGGACAAGAGCCTTTTTGTAGATGGGTCATTCCGAACAATAACCCTCTCAGACTCCCAGGGAATAAAGGCTGTAATAGGGAAACTGAAGAGCGATCCAGACGGATCTACAGTCACTCAGAAGTATTTGTTTGATGTGACTAAGTTTTCAATGTCGGAAGCACAAGCATGGGTTGATAGCCATAAAGACCAAGAAGCAGAAGAGACAAAGGCCGAGCTTGAAGAGGCCGAAGAGAAGATGCTTATAGAGAGGTATGGGAATAGTGACGAGGCTATTGAAGATATAGAGAAGGCTATTCCTGCTGCTGTTGTTGAAAAAGAAGTCTGCTGGCTTGATAAAGAAGTGAATTTCAAGGAGCTAGCTGATCTTAGAGTAGAGCTTCCTATAGAAGAGTCAGAGAGGTGGAATAAGGGTTTGAGCAAGGCTTTTGATATTGCTGCTATTGATCTGCCTCCGTCTAGCTTTAGCTTGGAGCTTATGTCTAGGTTCCTAAAGTGCAAAGTGAAGGAGATCTTTCTGAATGATTATGGTATTCCTTCTACCCTGCTAGGTAGCTTCCTATCTGCTTTTAAAGAAGTGATGAGTGGTTGGGAATTGAAGGACATTAGAAACTTCTCTTATGGTGGGACTGAATCTCCTCCTCTCTATGAGGTGATACAGCTGAATTCAGAGAAATCAGAAGAGTTCCTGATCAGAGGTACTGCCTTCTACGAGAAGGGTAAAGATAGGATTGCTATGGAGTTTTATCCTACCTACTCAGGGATGCGTCTTTCGATATATTCTAACCTTAGCATCAAGGAGGACAGCAAAGCGATCTTAAAGGATGCTCAAGAGTGGGTTGATAAAAACTGCTTCTTGAAGGGAGAGGCTTTTGATCTTGGAGGGGAGTTTATATCAAAGACAGATGAGACTTGGAGCGATATTTTCATATCAGATAAAAATGAAGAATCGCTTAAACGGTCTACCCGGCTGATAGATAAAAATGGCAACGATATGTCCAATAGGGGGATACTCCTAATAGGACCACCTGGTACAGGGAAAACGCTGGCGGGAAGGATAATTAAAAACCTTACTGACTCTACCTTTATCTGGGTAAGCAGTAGGGATTTCGCTTATTCTGGGTCCGTAGGAGGCGTTGCATTCGCCTTTAAATTAGCCCGGAAGCTAGCCCCTACTATTCTCTTTATAGAAGACATAGACAACTGGCTTAACGACCACACTACCGATCTTCTTAAGACCGAGATGGATGGGATACTTAAGAGTAAGGGCGTTCTCACCATACTGACATCTAACTATCCTGAAAAACTTCCTGATGCCCTGATTGACCGCCCAGGTAGGTTCCATGATCTGCTTAATCTTGAGTTGCCTAATCCTTCTGCTAGGTCAAAGATGATAAGGAGTTGGGTTCCTAGCGTAGATGAGAAATCAGTTGGTTATCTTGTCGATGAGACAAGGGGGATGAGTGGTGCTCATATCTATGAGTTAATCTCGTTTGCTAAGACTCTTGCTGAGGAAGATGACATTTCTCTGGATGATGCTATTATCCTCAGCCTAAAAAAGCTCAAGGAGCAGAGGGAGCTTATAGAACGGATACAATCGGGGGATAATGTTGACGGAGGGGAAAAATCAATAGAGATCGTTGATGATTCTGCCCTTTTTGATCTTGAGATAAAAGACATTCCAGATCTAGAAGAAAAGGCAGGAAGAACGCTTTCTAAAAGGACAAGAACGGTTTTGACAGATGCAGTGAATAGCATGTCTAATGCTATTAGCTCGATAAATGAGTTCATCGATGCTTCCGATTCTAAAGAGGAGCCTATAGAGGTCACGGTTGATGATCAGGTGGAAGAGGCTAATGATGAGAAGACGATAATAATTGGTGGACAGATAACAAAGGACAGCCTTACTGCTGCTCTTAAGGCGAGTCTTTCTGAGATGACTAAAGAGGGGATGATTAATCCTTCTGAATTAGTCAAGAAAAGACTTGACTTATACACAGGTAAGGTATCATAATCAACTAGGTAGCACTTTGTCAGGAGCGCAGCTCTGGAGACTTAGGCTTAACAAAAACTAAGATAGGAATTAAAAGGAGAGTTGAAATGCAGATGACACAGGAACAACTTAATGATATTGTAAAGTCTGCTGCTATTGAGGCAGTTAAGCCTATGATCGATGATCATCAGAAGAATATCTCTGATATGGAGACAAAAATCGATGAGCAGATCAAAGCTATAGCAGGTAGCGTCAAAGAGCTTCGCCCTAGAGTAGAAGTTGGCGATGACCAGCTAGTTCATGATCCGAAGGGTGGGTTCAAGATGCTTAGCGATTTTGCTCAGCATGTTTACCGTGCCGATGCCTCTAAGGGGCGTAATGTCTCTAAGGAGATTGTTGCTTGGGAGAAGGCGGCTTCTGCTACTTCTCTCGTTGAAGGGGAGGATCAGTATGGTGGGTATCTTATTCCGCCTGAGTTTAGGAATCAGCTGCTTATGGCCGTTGAGCAGCAGAATGAGATCCTTCCCCGTACTACCCAAGTCCCGATGAAATCAACCATGGTGAAGATCCCTTACGTCAACGGTTTTGATGAGAGCGGGAATCTCGTTTATGGTGGTATTCAGTGGAAGTGGCTTGACGAGCTTGCTACTAAAACAGAGACAAGGCCGAAGTTTGGTCAGATTTCTCTTGAGCTGAAAAAGGTGGCTGGTCTTGCGTATGCTTCCGATGAGATCCTTGAGGACTCCCCGATGAGTATGGAGAATATCTTGAGGAATGGGTTCAGGGATGGCCTTAACTTTGCTCTGAATAGAGTGTTTATTCGTGGAACGGGTGCCGGCCAGCCTCTTGGTATTCTTAATGCCCCGTGTCTAGTTTCAGTAGCGGCAGAGACCGGCCAAGCTACCGATACGGTGGTCTATGAGAATATTCTGAAGATGTACTCAAGAATCTTCTCTCTTTCAAGTGCAGTCTGGATGGCTAACAGCAACCTCTTGCCGCAGCTTGCTACTATGTCGCTGTCGGTAGGTACTGGTGGTGCTCCGGTTTGGCTTCCTGCTGGTGGTGCGTCGGGAAAACCCTATGACACCCTTATGGGAAAGCCATTGATCTGGTCCAAGCACTGCTCCACTCTCGGTACTGTAGGGGATATTATCTTGGCCGATTGGAGCCAGTATCTCGTAGGCACTAAAGCTGGGCAGGGATCTGATGGGAAGTTCGACACCTCTATCCATCTGAAGTTCGATGCCGACCAGACCTGTTTCCGGTTCGTGTTTAGGATTGATGGTCAACCCTGGTGGCCTACTTATTACACGCCGCCCCAGGCTACTAGCGATACTATGAGTCCGTTTGTAGTTTTGGCTACTCGCTAGGAGTGTCAACTTTTTAGATCGGGCACTCCCTGATAGAGGTGAACATAATAAAATAGAATGCACATAAAAAATTTAAAACAGCGCCTTCTAGTCAAAGTGCCCTTTTTGTTTTAACCGATTTTTTCTGCAAGGAGGTAATAAACATGCAGACGATAGCACAAAATATGGCAATTATTAATCTGTATCAGCCGCTGACACGCAGTAATGATAGCTCTATGAGCTACACCAACTGCACGTACTTCAGCATGAAGGGCTATAACAAAGCAACCATTATCGTCAATACCGGAGCTATGACCGAAGCATCTACTATTTTCAAAG